ATAATTCAAAGAACCGAAACATCTCTCGGTGTTTGTGAATACAAAGATACACATAAATATTGAAATTCCAAACAAAAAAAGTATTTATAATAAAATTGTTTTAATGAGGGTAATAAAATTAACTGAATCAGACCTTACAAGAATAGTTAATAAGGTAATTAGAGAACAGACAGAGGAACCCAAGAAGGAGGAGAATTTGTTGATTGCCCTTAGAGCGTTCGCTAAAGGTAAATTAACATCTAACGATTTATACGATATTGATAAAGATATTGAAAATATCCGAGTTAAAAATCCATTAGGTCAGTCATTGATTACCATTAAGTTAGGTGAAAAGGAAACTTTTTTAGAAGAAATTGGTTTAAATACTGATGATGTGTGGTTTAGAAGTGTTATAATGTCACCATACGGTAATGGGTATGAATTTACGGATTCATATACCATGGAGGACGATTTTAAGGAAGGTTATATTTTTGAATACGATTTGAATGAGGAAAATACCCAAACCCTTAAAGGAATTGCGGGAAGACTAATACCTAATGAAGATGTTAATCTTGACGACGACGAATACCGACAAAAATTACATAGATTACTGCTTGACATATTCCCAAGTGAAATTGATTATATTATCAGCGACTACTCTGTAGAAAAAGACAATGAGATGAATCAAGTTGCCAGGGAATCTATTAAAGCCGAGTTTGACGATAAATTAGATGAGATGGGTGTTGACCTTAGTTATGATATGGACGAAGCCACAATTACTTTGGCGGATTTATTCTCAGAGGCGTTACAATTAAACCTATTCAATTCAAGTGCTCAGGAAATGGTTACGAAAATCATCTCAAATAAATTGGGTAGTAATGTAGGTGGTTGGTATGAAAATAATTACGAATATAGAGACCAAAGTAAGTTTGATACAGAATCATTCAATAGAACCGTTGAAAATCAATTTGAAAAAATAATAGAAAAGATGGATGAGGATAGTGATTCTGAATACACCATTAAAGATTATATTGAATTTAGAGCCCGTGTTTTAAATAAATTTAAAATGAAAACATGGTACGAAACCCCTAAAGACAAGGGTATCATATTCTCAATTAAAGACTTTGAACCTGAAAATATGACGATTATTTTAACTGTTAAAGACCGAGGAACTCAATTACTTAAAGATATTAAATTGGATGAAGAAAATTTTCAACAATTTTTATATCAACCTTCATTGTTTAAGTTGGAAGATATGTATTAATTTACTATCTTTGTGGTATGACACAAAATATAGACTTACTAAAGGAGGTTCTTAGCGTTCCTAGTAAAACATACAAAGAAGACCTTATGGTTGAATTCTTAGTTAATTGGTTAACTGAGAATAATATTGAACACTATGTAGATGAGCATAAAAATGTTTATGCAACAAAACAAGAAACAACTGAATTACCTGAAGACTTTCATTTCCCATGTGTGATTGCTCACACCGATACCGTACACGATATTGATACTATCCTTGTCCGTGAAGAACAACTTCCTAACGCCCAAGGTGAAATTAAAGACGCACTAAAGGCATATAATTTACATGGTATGCCAACAGGTATTGGTGGTGATGACAAATGTGGTGTTTTTGCGTGTCTAACATTACTTAAAGAATTACCTTACTTAAAGGCGTCATTCTTTGTTTCAGAAGAAACTGGATGTCACGGCTCAAGAAAGGCTGATGAATCATTCTTCGAGAATGTTGGGTACGGTATTCAATTCGACGCACCTGAAAACTGGATGATTACTGAAAAATGTTTTGGACAAGTATTGTTCGACAGAGACAGTGAATTCTTTGAAAAAATTGATAAGGTATTAACTGAAGGTATGGTGAATGAAAGTATGCAATATATGGTTCACCCTTATACTGACGTTTACGCTTTGAGAAACAAGTTTAATTTCTCCTGTATTAACTTTTCAATTGGATATTACGATTACCATACAAGAAATGAGTACGTTGTAATTGAAGACGTTTTCAATGGAATTGAAATGGGTAGAAAGATGATTTTAGAATTAGGGTATAAATTACACCACAAGGAGTCAGTGCAATACGACCCAATGCAAAGATACGTTAGATAAAATCTTCTAACTTATCAATATAACGTTTAACCATCGGGTGGTCTTGGATATCTTCATATTCGGCCCCCGATTTTTTTATTTGTTTAATTCCGTTTACAATTTGAGATAGGTATCCTCTAACCATTGTTGACATAGACGGGTATTTTACAATATATGGTGATAATGAAAAATATGTTTTTGCTTCATTAATTGGAATTCGCAATTTAATCACAATTTTTGCGACCATATGTTTTGCGAATTGGTCGGCATCCAATTCCATTTTCCAATACTCGTCCGCAAGATTTTCAAAATCTTCTAAATCAAACTCAGATAGTGGGTTCGCCATTTTCATATCACGAATTTGATGTTCGTGTCTAATCTCATGAAATATTGTGTATATAAAATCACCTATAGTCGTCATTTGTGATGGTGCACAAATTATAACTTGGTCTTTGGTTCTAACTCCCGCGAAACCTGTTGAACAAGAATTTAAGAATTTAATGTTAATATTATTATCTTTAATATAATCAAAAACAAATTTACGAATCATAGGTATTTTAGATTTTAAGTTGTTAGGAAACTGAGACTTAAATTGATTCATCAATCTATCAAGATTTGATTGTGATTTTGGCGTGTTATCGTGACCACACTTGTGACAAGAATACGTGTCATCCCCACCATCGGCGATATCCCAAGACCATCCACAGTTATCACAGATAACTTTACCGTCTTTGACCATTTCATTAATTACCTTTCTAATCAAATCTTTCATAATTATAAATACAAAAAAAGGGAGAATAAATTTCTCCCTTTTAACTATCTACCTTTTTTCTGAACCTTAACTTCATCATTTTCAACTTTGATGACGTAATATTTACCCTCAACCATACTTCCCGTTAGGACCTCTTCTGAAATTAAATCCTCAACCTTGTCCTGAATTGCTCTCTTTAATGGTCTTGCTCCGTACATCTCGTCGTATCCAACTTTAGCTAAGTAGTCTATCAAAGTATCGTCGAATTTAATCTTGTACTTCATCTCTTCAAGACGTTTACCTAACTTAGACAATTCAATCACAGTGATTTTCTTGATGTCCTCAGGAGTTAATGAGTTGAACACAATTGTATCATCGATACGATTGATGAATTCAGGAGAGAAGAAATTCTTCATCTCTTTCATTAACACTTCTTTTTTAGCTTCTTCATTAGCGTAAGGACTATTTGAGAAACCAATACCTGTACCAAAGTCTTGTAACTTCTTAACACCTAAGTTTGAAGTTAAGATGATTAAGGTATTCTTGAAGTTAATCTTTCTACCTAAACTATCTGTAACGTGACCATCGTCCAAGATTTGAAGTAAGATGGTAAACACGTCTTTGTGAGCTTTCTCCACCTCGTCAAATAAGATAACTGAATATGGTTTGTTTTTAACTTTCTCAGTCAATAAACCACCTTCTTCGTATCCAACGTAACCTGGAGGAGCTCCAACCAATTTAGATACGGTGTGTTTTTCTTGGTACTCAGACATATCCACACGGATAAGTGAGTCTTCAGAACCGAACATCTCTTTAGCGAGTTGTTTCGCTAAGTGAGTTTTACCTACACCTGTTGAACCTAAGAATACGAACGAACCAATCGGACGATTAGGGTCCTTAATACCTAAACGGTTTCTTTTAATAGACTTCGCAATCTTTACAACCGCAGCGTCTTGACCAATTACCTTACCAATTAACTCCTTATCTAAGTTTATTAAAGCCTTAGTGTCATCAACACTCATTTTACTTACAGGAATTTTAACCATGTTAGACACAACCTCATAAACATTATTTAATAAGATAGTTTGTTTATTATTAGACATAGATTCCTCAAACTTAAGTTTTTCAGTTTCTAATTTATTCAACACCTTTTTTTCCTTATCCCTTAATTGAGCTGCTTGTTCGTAGTTTTGTTTTTTAACTACATCAATCTTTAATTGTCTTATGTCCGCAGCGGCCTTTTTTAAGAGTTCAATCGATTCAGGAACTTTAAGTTCGGTTTGCATACGAGCCCCAACCTCATCCAAGATATCAAATGCTTTATCAGGGAATTCACGGTCTGTGATATAACGGTCAGCCAATTTAACACAAGCTTCAATAACCTCGTCAGTATAAATCACCTTATGATAAGATTCGTATTTATCACGAACATTCTGTAGGATTTGGATTGTTTCATCAACCGTAGACGCATCTACCATTACTTTTTGAAATCTGCGTTCCAATGCCCCATCTTTTTCAATGTTCTTACGGAATTCATCAAGAGTTGTCGCTCCGATAATTTGAATATCACCACGAGATAATGCAGGTTTAAAGATGTTTGAACCGTCCATTGAACCTGAGGAATTACCAGAACCAACCAAGGTGTGTACCTCATCAATAAAGACAATAATTTGTGGGTTAGCTTGAAGTTCTTCAATTATAACTTTCATTCTTTCTTCAAATTGTCCACGATATTTTGTACCAGCAACAACTGAAGTTAAATCAAGATTAACCAATCGTTTATCCACAAGATTTCTCGGACAGTCCCCGTTTACAATCTTCATTGCAAGACCCTCAACAATTGCGGTTTTACCGCAACCAGGTTCGCCAAGGATTATAGGGTTATTTTTCTTTCTACGTGATAGAATCTGAGCGATTCTTAAAATCTCTCTATCACGTCCAATAACGGGGTCTAACTTTCCCTCTTCCGCAAGTTTGTTTAAGTCTCGACTAAAGTTATCCAAAACAGGAGTACCGCTGTCGGATTGCTTTTGTTTCTTACTCATCATTTTGTCGTCATCGTCCATTAAGTCGTTCATATGTTTTCTATTTTTTTACAAAGTAACATCAAATATTGTTCATTTCCAAATAATTTGACAAATTGTCAGTTATATTTATTTTTACCTGACATCTTGACATAAAAACTTAGTTGGTATATTATTTGATTAAGACAAAGGTAAGTAATAAAATTGAATTAAAAAAATAAAATTATGTTTGGAAACAGAAGAAATTACAATGACATCTTTAGAGCATTTGATGAAATGTTCTCACAATTTGATTCCCTTAAAGGAGGGTGGAAAACACAAAGTAGAGTATCTGATGATGGTACGATAAAAGTTACAACTTATTATAGAGGTGAAGATTCTCCAACGGGAATTGAAGGATTGAAGTCTCAGCTTAACGTTGCTATTGAAAATGAAGATTTTGAATCGGCGGTTAAACTTAGAGACCAAATCAAAAACTTCGAATCAAATCAAGAGGTAATCAATAAACTTGAGTTGGAATTAAAAAATTCTATTAAAGAACAAAACTTTGAAAAGTCTATTGAAATTAGAGACCAAATCAAAAACTTGAAAAAGTAAAAGTTATTGAAGTAATAAATCACCTTCAACCGAAATATTGGTTCGTTGAGAATCTTTGTGGTATTCTTCGTAAGATGATATTTATGGATTAAGATGAAGTAAGGTACCATCCGAGTTATGTCTTAACGTATTAAAATATTTCAAATAAAAAAATAAAATAATTATTATATGGCATACGGAGCAAAAGTAATAGAACATTATACCAATCCTCGCAACGTTGGTACGTTAGATAAAAGTAATCCAAATGTGGGTACGGGATTAGTGGGTGCACCGGAATGTGGTGATGTGATGAGATTACAAATCGAAGTCCAAAATAATATTATAACTGATGCTAAGTTCAAAACGTTCGGATGTGGTTCGGCAATCGCTGCATCATCTTTGGCAACTGAAATGTTGAAGGGAAGAAGTTTGGAAGAAGCATTAACTATTGATAATATGGATTTAGTGGAAGAATTATCACTCCCACCGGTAAAGATACATTGTTCAGTTCTTGCTGAGGATGCGATTAAATCTGCAATCTCGGATTATAAACAAAAGAATCAGTTAAATTAAATAATAATTATATCCATGATAACCGTAACCGAATCCGCAGCTGAGAAATTAACTTCACTTATAGAAGAAAGTGGATTTAAAACTCCATTTGTTCGAGTATCGGTTAAAGGAGGCGGGTGTAGTGGATTATCATATGATTTATCATTTGATACCGACCATCATGAGACCGATACTTTGGCAGAAGATAAGGGTGTAAAAATTGTAGTAGATAGAAAATCCGTATTATATCTATTCGGAACGGAATTAGAATATTCCGGTGGATTAAACGGTAAAGGATTTCAGTTTTTAAACCCAAACGCATCACGAACTTGTGGATGTGGTGAAAGTTTTTCATTATAAAACTTTAAAAAGTTAAGATTTTAAAAAAGAACCCTCACCAAACGGTGGGGGTTTTATATTTATAATTATGAAACCACATGAAATATTTTTAAACGAAAGCCTTGGTCTTAAAGAACTTGTAGAAATTTATTTACAACTTAGACAACATTTCCAAGAACTTGGATTTAGTGAGAAAGACTTAAAAAAACCCCCGACTCATACACCACTAATGATGTCACTGTTTCATAAGTTTGGCGATACACAAAAAGCTTTATTTCGGCAAGTAAAAGATTATGGTTTTAATATTGATTGGAATGAATTTACAAATTACATGAAACCAATATTAACTAAAATAGATGAAATAACACCATTAAGTCATGTCAATTACAAAAGAAGAAATTAAAGGAACAAAGATTTTAAACGAAATTAAATCTTCAAACATTAAGAAAACAGAATACGACACTGAAACAAAGAGTTTAGTTGTTGAGTTTAATAATGGACACAGATACGAATACGAAGGGGTACCGCATCAGGCGTATACTGCCTTCAGAAAATCCGAATCACAGGGAAAGTATTTTACCACAGATATTTCAAAAAAATATAAGTATAAGAAACTGTAGTATTTATAAAGGATGAATAAATTCCAACAGATACTTAATAGTTTTTCAATTAAGAAAACCTTAAATCCTAAAATTTGGAAAAACCCTGAAGACCCTAACAAGTCAACAATGTTTTCTGAAGTTAGGATGGCTCTTGAACGCATCGCAGTTGAATTTATTGATGACTTAGGTGAGGATGTTTTTGTTGAAGACGTTTATCTAATGGGGTCATTAGCAAATTTTAATTGGTCCGAATATTCTGACTTTGATTTACATGTTATTATCGATTTTGAAAAATATGAAAATCAAGAAGATTTATATAAAGAACTTTTTGATTTAAAAAAGAAACTTTTTAACGACAAACACAATATTAAAATTTTTGGATATGATGTAGAAGTTTATGCCCAAGGAGTTTCGGATGAATCTCATAGTGATGGTGTTTATTCCGTAATGAATAATGAATGGGTTCACAAACCTAAAAGAACAAGTAAAGATTTAGACATGTCAGTTTTAAAAACCAAAATTAAAAGTTGGACAGATAAGATTGATGACGCAATTGAAGACGCTAAGTCTGAAGGGAATGTTGAAACATTAAAAAAATTAAAAGACAAACTAAAAGACTATAGACAGTCAGGGTTAGACAAAGATGGAGAATTTTCTTATGAGAACTTGGTTTTCAAATATTTAAGAAGGTCTGGACATATTGGTAAACTTTTTGACGAAAAGACTAAAATCAAGGATAAAGAGTTGTCCATAGAAGGACAAATTCAAGAAATCCGTAAATAATTAGTATTAGTCATATATTTATAAAGAAAAAAATTAGATGGCATTCAATTATTACATAGCATCATCCTGTAGTTCTTCTACGTATTTATATATTAAATCACAAGATGGTTTAATCATAGATAGAATATATGACCTTACAATTAACGGAAATAATAGTTGTTACACGATTGGGCCTGGATTTGAGACCCCATTAGCTGTAACTGCAACAATATTTAATGGTCCATGGAATACATGTGTTGAATGTATTGGAGACATTACTCCAACACCAACGGCATCAAATACGTCGACACCTACACCTACGCCAACAAACACACAAACGCCGACTAATACGGCAACAAGTACCACCACCCCAACCCCAACTCAAACTAAGACTCCAACAACAACTCCAACAACAACTCAAACACCAACTAATACATCAACAGGAACTAATACACCTACGCCAACTAATACCGCAACAACAACTCCAACACCAACTAACACCGCAACAAAAACCCCAACACCAAGTATTACTGCTTCGCCAACAGGCACGGCATCTGTAACACCAACACCAACAGGAACACCCGCATCGACACCAACATCAACACCAACCCCAAGTGTTACTTTAGGGTTTGTAATTGAAGTAAATCAACAATACCAATATACTATTGGAATGTTAGGTAGTTTTAGTGGTGGAACAGCACCTGCAGGGGCAACTGTTCCATATTCTGTAATGACAAGTGAAGATGGTGATGAAGTAATTGTACAACTAAATGCAATCTCATTAGGAGGTTTTCAAGGACTAAATAATTAAAAAAAAATAAATCATAATATGGGAGATTTAAAACCAATTGGTAGTGAAAAACTTCAAGGCCAAGATAAATTAAGAAGAATTATGGAGATTGCTCGTTTTAACGAAACAATTCCAACTACTATAAATGAAACATCAAAAACTGAGTTTAATAGAACTTTATCTGATGGTAACAACTATGAAATCGTAAAAGAGAGACAAGGTTATATCATTAAGAAAACTATTTCAGAATCTGAAACAGATTACATTGAGCCAATGAAAAATAGAAAATACTATTCTTCATATTCTCAAGCTTTAAAAAGATTAAACTTAGTTGCGGGAGAGTTGAACAGACTTAACGAAAATGAAGAAGGTACTTCAATGTTTGGAGAACAAAAAAGATTTACGTTAAAAACTCCAAAACCAGCGCCAGCTCCAATAGAAGCCGCGGCTCCACCAATGGCTCCACCACCAGTACCGGCACCTGAATTACCAGCATCTCCTATCGGTGGAGAAGAAATGGATTTAGGGATTGACTCTGAAGAAATGGGACCTGAGGGTGACATTGATATGGATATTGATGCGTCTATGGAAGTTGGAGGTTCTGACGAAACGGTAACATTTAAATCAATCCAAAAACTAACGGGTAAACTAACTCAAAAAATTAGAACGTTAGAGTCTCAAGAAGGTATGACATCTGAAGACATAAAATATGTTATCAATATGGTATTATCTTCATTTGATTTGAATGAATTATCTGAAGAAGATAGGGAAGATATCTTATCTAAATTTGAAGATGAAACTGAAGATTTAGGTGGCGATGATATGGGTGGAGAAGACCTAACAGATGATAGTGAAATCGAAGATATCCAAGCTGACATGGACATTCCAATGGAAGGTGAAATGGAAGAAGGTGGTTATTACGAAAACAAAGATATGGAAGAAGAAGATATGGACTACGGAAACGGAGCAATTATCGACAGTATCTTTGGAGAATCTAAAGTAGATAAAGTAATTTCAAAATATTTCGAAGTTTCTAAAAAAGAGATTGTTGAAGGTAGAGAAAGAGTTGCTAAGAAAAAATTAGGTAGAATCGCTGACGTTAAAAAACAAATGGGTGAGGTAATAAAATTATCTGAAACTATCGAACAAGAATTATCTTCACAAAAATTTTTAAATGATAATTTTTCCGCTAAGATTATTGGAAAAACAAACAAACAAAATTTAGTGTTTGAAAACAAAGGTAAACAAGTAAAAATAACACCTGAAGGGCAACTATTATAATCTATGAGTAATTTGATATACGTAAACGGTTTGGGTCCTAATTATAAGGGAGACAATCTTTACGAATTCATATTCTCTGATAGTCTTGATGTGTGGGGAGAGTCTTGGGAAAGTAAACCATCTAATGGTTATCCAGGACCACCTGAATTAAAATATATTAAAAAAGTAGGAGTTCTGAGAAATACTGATATAAAATTGGAATTGATTCAGAACTCCGATTTTTTTTGTATGATAGATGCGATTGACGATGTGGTTGCATTAGCCTGGGAGACCGACGAAGAAAACGGACAGAAACGTTTAGTTTTTAGATTCGGAATGACAGAACAAGAAATAAAAGACAAACTCTACGAAAAGGATTTGATTTTGGAATTCGAAAAGAAAGTAATTTATGAAAATTAACAAAAAAGCACTAGAACTTATTGAAAAAGGATTATCGTCTAAAACTGTATCAAAGTTAGACGAATCTCAAATCAATATATTACACTTAAGATTAATGGGAGAACAGGTAACTGAGGTCCCAGCTAAAAAAACTTATAAAGTAGGACCTAAAGGTGGTAAAATTGGTGATGTGAATATCTCACAAGACCCAAACACTAAAGAAGTTATGGTAACCGCGGAACAAGACGATTTAGAAAATAATGATGCTCTTGGTGCCGATGCGATGCAAAGTGCGACAGGACAAGAAACTCCACACATGTCGGATGATATGGCACCTGATGGAATGGATGATGATAGCGATAACAATAGAAAAGAAATGGGTGAATCTAAGAAAAAGGAAGATGGTCCAAACCCATGGGCAATTTGTCATTCTCAAGTAGGACCTAAAAAATCCAGAAAATGGGAAAGATGTGTGAGAGAAGTAAAAAAACAATTGGCAGAAGGAAAAAATCCTGTATCTTTGTTTATTGAAAATCAAATCATGAGAATTGTAGAAAAAAACTTACCACCAAGAATCACTAAGGGTGATTTAATTAAACATCTGTCAGAAAGTGAAAATTTTGCAACAAAACATTTGCAATCATTTGATAAGACTTCCAACACTGAAACGGCACCAGCAAAACCAAAAACAAAACCTAATACTAAACCTGGTACTAAACCACAAAGACCCGCACATCCAGGAAAAAATCCTAACCCAGGTGAAAATCCTGCACCAAAGGCTAAAAGAGACATGGGTGAGCAAGGTCCTGCAGTTGCACCGGTAAAACCAAAAGTTAAACCAAAAACAAAACCACAAAGACCTGCTCACCCTGGAAAAAATCCAAACCCTGGTGAGAATCCTGCACCAAAGGCTAAAAAACCTTCTGCAGAAGAGGCTAAAGATAAAATTATGGACGTTATATTAAACTTATTACAAAATTAAAATGGCAAAGAAGATTAAAGAACAATTAGATTACGGGAATAGACCCGAAAGAATGGACCCAAATTTGGAAAGAAAATTAGCAAGTCCTGAAAATTTATACGCTCAAAATCCTGCCATGAGAAAAGGTACTGAAGACGTTCAAAGGTTGATAAGTAATAGATTTCAAAAAGTTGCGGAAAAGTTAAGTGAAGTAACTGGAATTGAAAACCTAAGTTCTAAACAAACTCAAGGTATTGTTTACCAAGAGATGATGAGAAAGTTACCGTCTATTATGAGAATAGAGGCTCAACACAGGGAAGAATTAGAGCAATTGGCAATACAAGCGTCTTTAGAAGAAACCGAAGTACCTGCAGATTGGTTTAAAATTGAGGCATTACTTAACAGACAACCAATTAATACAGGTGATTTTAGAATGAAACCTGAAAAAGATAAGGAAGAAGAGGAAGAGGACGAATCTCCTGAAATTCCATCATTTGATGTTGAAGATTTAACTGACGAAGAAATTCTTGAGTTAGAAAAACATAAAAGAAACATCATTAATGCAATCGTTCAAGGAGCAGCTAAAAGAGGTCATTATGTTTTTCAAAAACCTGACATTAAGGCTAGATTAGACGAAATAAATCCATCTCTTTATAGAGATTATTTAGGTATTATGGCAATTAATGATTTCCTTTATTTTACAATGGAACAAATGATTGAAATGATGAGTCAAACAGGTCAAGGTGTTGCGGGTAAGGTGAAATTACAAGACAACGATGATGATGAAGAAGAAGGTGGTGAAGACGAAGATAAGCCAGATACAAAAATTGTAGCTGAAGGTATGATTTTCCCAATCTTATGTCACGAAATCATCAAAGGAATTGAAGAGGGTAAGGGTAGATATGGATTACCTAAAGATATGGAACTACGTAAAAAAGTTCAAGGTCAGGTTGATATATTATCTAACGAACCGATGCAACTTAGAATAGGGCCTGAAATCGTAGAAAAAATTAGATATGCATTACCTGATGAATTGGTTGATGATTCAAATAAAGGGTTAATTCCTTGGTTCCATATATTACTATATCAAATACCTGCGGAAGAATTTTTAAAAATTATTGGATATGCAATATCTGAGGATGAATCAAAAATTAAAATGGCGACTTCAAAATTTAAAGAAATAATAAAAGAAGCTAAGAAGATGAAATCTGACTTTGACAACTTTAGAGAAGATGGTGAATCTGACGATAGTAATTTAAATCCTAGTGGTGGATTTAGTTCTTACGACGACGATGATGAGGATGTTGATTATGCCCCTGAAGAAAAGGACGATGATAAGGATTATCTTACAGATATGGATGATTACTTAGATAGTTTGGGGATAAATAGACCCGACAATCTTGATGACTTATTAGGTGGTTTGGGGATATCGAGACCCAAATAACCAAAATTTGTGAACAAAGAACAATTAATTATAGAAGTTACGAAGTGCATGAGGAACACTCCTTACGCACTTCGTACTTATTTACAGACCTACGATAACACCGTATCCAAATACGTTCCCTTAGACTTATTTCCCGACCAAATTTCCTTAATAGAAGATTACGATAACTACAATGAAAACGTTGCCTTGAAGTACAGACAGGCAGGGGTTTCAACAGTTACCGCTGCTTGGGTATCAAAACGATTAGCCTTTGCTAGAAAAGAAAAGCCAGAAAAAGTTCTAATCATTGCAAACAAATTAGATACTGCGGTGGAGATGGCCAATAAAGTTAGAGGATTTACCGAACAATGGCCTTCATGGGTTGGTGCTGGTTTTTCACAAGAAAAAAACGCGCAAAGACATTTTAAATTAACAAATGGTTGTGAGGTAAAAGCCGTTGCAACATCACGAGATGCCTTAAGGGGTTATACCCCAACCATTCTGATATTTGACGAGGCAGCATATATTGAGGCTGACGGAGATTTTTGGGCAGCGTGTATGGCATCCCTATCTACAGGGGGTAAAGTAATTGTGGTATCCACTCCAAACGGATATGACCCAATTTATTACGAAATCTATGACCAATCTTTAAGGGGAATGAATGATTTTAAGGTGACCGAAATGTTTTGGCACCGTGACCCTCGTTACACAAAAGACTTGTATATGGTTAAAACTAACGATTTGGTTCACTTTCTTTTAAATAGAGAAGAATATAATCTTAACGATGTTGTTATTGAGTTATTTATGGATAATCCATACGATAGAGACCACTCCATAGTTACAGACTATATTGAACAGGGATACAAACCATGTTCATCTTGGTTTGAAGGGATGGTTAAGAAATTAAAATACGATAGACGTAAAGTTGCTCAGGAGTTGGAATGTAACTTTTTGGGTTCAGGAGATAACGTATTTGATTCTGAAATGATGACCGATATTTCCAAAAACCAAGTTAGGGACCCTTTAGCAAAAATGATGGGTGGAGGACTTTGGATTTTTAAAGAACCTGTTAACGGTCATAAGTATGTTATGGGTGTCGACGTTTCAAGAGGTGATTCTGAAGATTTTTCATCTATTCAGATTATTGACTTTGACGCTAGAGAACAAGTATTGGAATACGTTGGGAAGATACCTCCCGACATCCTGGCTGAAATTGCTTACAAATGGGGTACAATGTACAACGCGTACTGTGTAGTCGATTTAACGGGAGGTATGGGGGTTGCTACCGCTAGAAAAATGCAAGAGATGGGGTATCAGGCGGGTATGTATGTAGATAACGTTGATATGACAAACAAATGGAAGTTTGACCCTAAGATGAATGAAAAAATACCTGGTATTAATTTTAATAGTAAGAGGGTTCAAATTATTTCATCATTTGAAGAAGCAATGAGACATAAGTTTAGAGTTTATTCAAGTAGGTTATATAACGAAATGAACACCTTTGTTTACATTAACGGTAGACCTGACCACCAAAAAGGACATCATGATGACTGTATTATGAGTATTTCAATGGCAATCTATGTTGCGGAAAAATCGTTCCAATCACTTGAAAAGGTGGTTAACCATACTAAAGCAATGTTAAATTCTTGGTCTAGTGTCATGAATGAAAACAAAAACACTTCAGATTATTTTAATCCAATGGTTCCTCAAATGGGTAGACAGAATCCGATAAATCAAGGTCCGACTCGAGAAGATTACCAAAAATATGGGTGGTTATTTGGTGCATAATAACTATTTATATTATCAAGGTAACAAGTAAATTTATATTATGGCAGAACAGAATATGACGGTTTGGCAAAGACTGTCGCAAACATTTGGTCCGAACTCACTTCTACAACAGGATTATCCTACTTTTAAGTTTGATAAGAAAGAACTTTTGAGAACCAAAAGTAGAGAAGAATATGAGAAGGAAAAATTACAGGCACAACAGACTTTTTATTTAACAAATCAATGGGCTAAGGTTGAAAATAATCTTTACTCACAGGCGATTTATTACGAACCATCGAGGTTATCCGCACAATATGACTACGAGTCAATGGAGTATACTCCTGAGATTTCTGCGGCATTAGACATCTACGCCGAGGAATCCACAACAACTAACGAAGATGGGTTTATTTTACAAATCTATTCTGAGTCAAAAAGAATAAAAGGTGTATTAGCCGATTTGTTTAACAACAACTTAGACATTAACACCAACCTACCAATGTGGACAAGAAACACTTGTAAGTACGGTGACAACTTTGTTTACTTGAAATTAGACCCTGAGAAGGGAGTGGTTGGCGTACAACAGTTACCAACAATTGAAATTGAAAGACATGAGGTAGGTGCAAGTGGAAAAATTTCAACAGATATTACAAAAGAATTAGATAAGGACAAAAAGGCTCTTCACTTTACTTGGAAGAATAAAAACATGGAATTCCAATCATGGGAGATGGCTCACTTTAGATTATTAGGTGACGATAGAAAACTTCCTTACGGTACTTCTATGTTGGAAAAGGCGAGAAGGATTTGGAAACAATTATTACTATCAGAAGACGCGATGTTAATTTATCGTACATCAAGAGCACCTGAAAGAAGGATGTTCAAAGTTTTCGTAGGTAATATGAACGATGATGATGTTGAGGCATATGTACAACGTGTTGCTAACAAATTTAAAAGAGAGCAAATTGTCGATAACAAGACCGGTAACGTAGATATGAGGTTTAACCAAATGGCGGTTGACCAAGATTACTTTATACCTGTTAGAGACCCTGCAGCTCCAGACCCAATTACAACATTACCTGGAGCAACAAACTTATCAGAGATTGCGGATATCGAGTATATCCAAAAGAAATTATTAACAGCACTTCGTGTTCCTAAGGCGTTCTTAGGATTTGAAGAAGTTGTCGGTGACGGTAAAAACTTGGCCTTACAAGACATTAGATTTGCTCGTACAATCAATAGAATCCAAAAAAGTATGTTGGCTGAGTTAAATAAAATTGCTATTATTCACTTATTCCTATTAGGTTTTGAGGATGAACTTTCAAACTTTACCATAGGTCTTACAAACCCATCAACCCAAGCAGACTTATTGAAGATTGATGTTTGGAAAGAAAAAGTGTTATTATATAAAGACTTAGTGTCTGACCCAGGAAATGGTATTCAAGCAACATCGTCAACATGGGCCAAGAAACATATCTTTGGATGGTCTGACGAAGAAGTTCGTTTAGATTTACAACAACAAAGAGTTGAGAGAGCTGTTGGTGAGGAACTTAAAGCAACAGCAACGGTTATTACTAAAACGGGATTATTCGACAATATTGACAAATTATATGGTAGTGCAACAGGTGCAACACCAGCGGCTGGTGCGGAAACAACACCAGGAGGCACTGAAGAGTTAAGTTCACCACCATCATTTGGAGGAGGAGGAGTAGAAACAGAGTTACCTGATTTGGGAGGTGAAACACCACCAGCTGGAGAATCTCCACCAACAGGAGAACCAGAATTAGCCCCTGAGTCTAAGAAAAAAGACATGAACATTTTAATTGAAAATAACCTAATTGAAGGCGCACAAATGATAAATTTGGGTCAGGCCCAACAATCTTTAGGAGAAATGTCAAAAGAATTGGATAAGTTATTAAATACGTAATATTTATTGGAAAATGCACAAAATGACCTTTGGTAACATTAAATCCCTAATCGAGAACAATCTACTGGAATCCTACAAAGATGAAAAGGAATTCAAGAAGACATTGAGAGAATTCAAACACAATGTGTTGAGTAATAAATCTATGTCAAAAGCATATGCTTTATATGACCAATTGAGTAAACCTCAAGGGTTGAACGAACATGATGCAAAGGAGTTTTTAGAAGAAGGAATATCTTTATTACAAAGAGTTTTGCCAAGCATTAAGTTACCAAAAACAATTTCTGAATCAGTTAAAAATAGTTATGAGGATATTGATACGTTAGTTTATATTCAAAAAACAGACTTAAAAGAAAGAATAAATGCTAAGAAAAACATCATTTCAATTCTTACATTAAAAACTGAAATAGTTAAAGAGTCAATCAATATTCCGATTAAGTCTATGGTGAGTATTGCAAACCAAACTTTAAAAAATTACCTTGATACTTTAGATGAAAATTCTAAGAAAGAATTTATCCAAATCGTATCTGAAGACACGAAAATTCTTGAAACTAAATTTGAGACTATTCGTGAAAGCGCAATTACTAAACTCAAAACAATTTTGGAAAATGAAAACGAATCTGAAATTAAGTTAAAAATTTCTGAAACAATTGACCGATTAAAAGATGAAAAATTTGACCAAATGAATTTCTTAAGATTAAAAAATCTTGAGGAATCAATTTAATTGGTCTTTTTTATTCTGAATATACTTAGCCTTTAAAATCTGTGCTCTTCTTAGTACAGATTTTTTTGTATATTGTTTTCTCTCGTTTAGTTTTTGGTTTTGTTTAGTTTTAATAACTTTAGACTTTAATGTCTTTAGGGCTTTTTCAATATTGTCCCCACTTTTAATTTTAACAATTATCATATATTATAAAATATCTTGTTGTTTTAAAAAAATTTTGACTATCAGTTATATATGGCGTATTCTTTTACAGAACATAAACATATATAATCATGAAAATTAATGAAAAAAGGAAAAAGTGTAAAGTTAAATTTATACAATCCAATTAAGTCAGTCTACGGAACTGTCGATTCAAAAAACCTAAAATCAGTCTACATAAACATACAATCATGGGTGACCCCAAAACAAGAATACGATAATTGGAATAGAATTGTCTCTAATTTAGGTAGAGAAATTAAACATTCGGTATTCGAATCAATTAATCAAAAATTATTTCAAGAAAAAAGTATTGTGGATTTAGACTTAAGAACAAGCGGAATTTCCCATGGTAAAAAATCTTTTTTTAATTTAGAAATTAATTTATATACAAACTCTGAACTGGATTTTAAGTCCATAGAAATTAAAAATTCCATCAAAAGTATGGTCAAATCTATATTCAAAAATAACATTCAACAAAACAAATACTTTGAATTTTCAACCTCAAAAAAAACGAATCACCAATAAACTATTAAGAACGATATATTTATCTTAAAAGATTAGATGAAAAGTTTAAGAATATTAGAGGCAAGCGAAATCGGTCACGGTATCTTGATTGAAATGGATGCTGGTTGGGTTTCTCCCAAAGACAGACATAATGAAGTTATGTTAAAAGAGGCTAAAGAGTTGGATTACAGAAATCCGTTTGAATTCTATGCGGTTCTTCAAAAATATGATACCCCAAATAGAAACGGTAGGACATATCCCAAAAACATACTTGAAAGGGAGGCGGACAATTATAAAAAAGCAATTGCAAAAGGTTTATCAACTTCAGAGTTAAACCACCCCGAATCGTCTCTTATTGACTTAGACAGGGTATCTCACATCATCACCGATATATGGTGGGATAGAAATATTTTAATGGGTAAACTTAAGTTGTTAACTTCACCAGGATTTCATGAGAGTGGAGTTGTTTCTACTAAAGGAGACCAAGCAGCAAATCTAATGAGACAAGGAGTTACTTTAGGAATCTCTTCTCGTGGAGTTGGTTCACTTAAAAAGGTTGGTGAAAGAAATGAAGTACAAGATGATTTTGAATTAATTTGTTTTGACTTAGTATCATCACCTTCAACACCAGGAGCTTATTTGTTTGGAGACGTTAAAGAAAGAGATAATTACGAGGAAAATTTAGAGGAAGAAAGAAACCACAAAAAAAATAATGGATATGCTGAAAAGTCAGTTGACTTAATGAAAAAATTAGACGATTTTTTAAAAAAATAAAAAAACACATATATGGAAGAAAAATATTTTGTCGCAAAAATTCAGTACGACTTACCTGACGATAGCACAGGTAAAATTAAAAAAATTAGAGAAGAAAAATTAGTTAAAGGTTATTCTGTGACTGATGTTGAAGCAAAGGTTACTAAGAAATATGAGGGATTTACTCACGATTGGAGAATCACAGCAGTTTCTGAAAGTAAAATTGACGAAGTAATCGAATAATTCGTTTTAGTGATAATTAATAAAAGTGGTCCATGTGACCACTTTTTTTGTTTGGGGGTATATTTATAAATAAAAATAATATGAACTTCCAAGTAAATTTAAGTTACGGAGTAAATCAAGAACAAAAAGTGATTACCTCTTGGGCAAATAACTTCCAATCCTTTACTACATGGGTTAATTATTTAACAAACCTTGTGACACAAACACTACAAAATTCAAATAAACTTTACTTAACAGTGTTATCAAAATGAATTTTTTTCATTTTGATACTATTTATTAGTTAAAATAACCAATTTTTTCATGCAAGAAAATAAATCATTAGTACAAGAGGCACTCATTCAAATGAAAAACGTTGAAGAGGCTATTGCCGAAAATGCAAAAGGAATACTTGCTTCAACTATGAAGGAAGAAATCAATCAGTTAGTAAAAGAATCTCTGTCAGAACAAGATGAAGATGAGGTTGAATTAGATGTAGACATGGAGGACGAAGACTCAGAAGAGTTTGACGTTGACATGGATATTGATAACGAAGATGAAATGGATATGGACATAGATATGGACATGGATATGGATTCTGAAGAAGAAAGTCCAATAGATTTAACTGACGCATCTGACGAAGAAATTCTTAAAGTGTTTAAAGCTATGGGTGAAGAAGACGGAATCATTGTAAAAAAAGATGGTAACGATATTCATTTAACCGATAGTGACACTGATGAAGAATATTTAGTTAAGCTTGGTGAATCTGAAGAAGACACAAATTTAGATGAGACTATGGATTTAGAGGAAATCGATGAAATGGATGTTGACACAGAAGATGTAATTAACGCTATTTTTAATAAAGACGGTGATGCTTCAGATATCAAAGTAGAGCAAGATGAGGAAGTTATGTATGAAATCGAATTCGATGAAGAAGACGAAGACGACATCACAGAACAAGAAGATGATGACGACATCACAGAACAAGATGATGATGACGACATCACAGAACAAGATGATGATGATGATGACATGATGGGAGAAGAGGAAGAAGAAGATTTGGACGAATCTTACAACCCAAGAAGAGCTGTTAGAGAAGCAAAATCAACAATCAAACCTAAAGGTGTTGGAATTGGAAATGGACCAGGTAAAACTGAAATTAAAAAAGTGGCTGGAGGATTCAATGAAAAAAGAAAACAAGGTCCTAAATCAGTGGGTACTGGTAAAGCAAAATTCGAATACAAGGAAGGCGAAAATATGGAAGGAAAATCCAAAGTTGTAAAGACAGAAACAAAAGAAGGTGATTACGGAATGAACAAGGGTGATAAATCTAAAACTTTTAAAGGTGATAAAGATTACACTACTAAAAAAGGTGACACATTAAAAACAAAGGCTTTCGCAAAGGAAGAAACTAAAGAGGCTGCTAGAACTTATGGATTTGGTTCCAAAGAAGGTAGAGGATTGAGAAAGGCCATTACACCTAACAGAAACTTTGTTTATGGTAAAAATGGTGTTAGAACAGAATCTACTCAAGAAGAAGTTAATATGTTGAGAGAAAAGAATGAAGAGTATAGAAAAGCGTTAAATGTTTTCAGAGAAAAACTTAACGAAGTTGCTATCTTCAACTCAAACTTAGCTTATGCAACTAGATTGTTCACTGAACATTCGACAACTAAAAAAGAGAAAATTAATATCTTAAGAAGATTTGACGAC